TGAGCGAGCCGGGCAGCTATTCTTCGATCTAGCCCGTCAGCAGCGCGATTCATGGATCACATGGCCGGTGCGCATCGGCCCTTTGCTCGCCGCAGATCTTGGGCTGGAAACCGCTCCAGTGGTCGAGGCCCTGACTGCCTATGTCCAGGAACAGCTCGAAACGCTTGGCGAACCCCAGCCAGATTTCACAAAGGAATGACCGCGAAAAGCGACTGATTGAATCCTTCCGGCTTGGCTTTCGCCCACCGCCACGCATCTCCATCCCCGAATGGGCTGATCGCACTCGCATCAAGCCGCGAGGCGCGGGCAGCACGGCGGGGGCATGGCGGACGAGCGATGTCGAGATCGCGCGCGGGCCGATGCTTGCGGCGACCGAACCGGGCGTCCACATCATCAGCTGCATGGTCGCGACGCAGCTGCTCAAGACTTCCCTGATCGAGAACGTCTTTGGCTTCCATGCCGATCTCGATCCCGCTCCAATGATGATCGTCCAGCCTAAGGACGATTCTGCTGAAGCCTTCAGCAAAGAACGCATCGGTCCATTTATCAATGCCACCCCGGCGCTTCGGAAAATCGTTGGCACCGGCAAGACCCGCAATTCAGAGGAGACGATTGACTACAAGGCGTTCCCAGGCGGCTTTCTCGCCTTGGTCGGCGCGGGCAGCCCGGACAATTTGGCTCGCCGCCCTTTGCGCATCATCCTGTATGATGAGGTCGACAAATATCCGATCACGCGTGAAGGCTATGCAATCGACATCGGCGACGAGCGATTGGCATCTTACGCCAACTGGCTCTCGATCCGCGTTTGTTCTCCAACCGTCAAAGGCGAGAGCAACATTGAAAAAAGCTGGCTTGAATCGGATCAACGCCGCGCAAGCGTCGCCTGTCCGCATTGCAGCCACCGCCAATTTCTCAATTTTCGCGATCATGTCGAATGGGACAAGACGGACGAAGGCAGAAAGCACCTTCCCGACACGGCTGCGGTTCACTGCGAAGGCTGCGGCGCGCAATGGAGCGAAGCCGAGCGACGTCGAGCGCTCGCGACCATCCGCTGGCATCAGACCCGCCCTTTTGAATGCTGCGGTGACAAGCAAATCCCCCTCGAGCGCTATGCCAGCGCTTGGCGCAATGGCCAGACCGATGCGTTGGAACAGATTTGGGACTGGTGGGCATCGAACCGCTATGCCGTCTATCGGGCTAAATGCTGTCATTGCAGCACTTGGGCGGTGTCTAACGAGCATGCCGGCTTTCAGGCGTCAAAGCTTTACAGCCCATGGGATAGAGACCGCCCGTCGCAAATCGCGCGCAAATGGCTCGCGGCGCAGGGCGATGAGGACAAGCTTCAAGTTTGGTGGAATACTCAAGCTGCGCTGCCCTATAAGCGCAACGTTGCCGCAGAGGTCTCGATCGACGCACTGGCGGCACGTTGCGAAGTCTGGGAAGCTGAAGTCCCCGATGGCGTGGCGCTTCTAACCGCAGGCATCGACGTTCAAGATTACCGTGTCGAAATTGAAATTGCTGGCTGGGGGCGCAACGAGGAAAGCTGGTCGATCGACTATCACGTCATCGATGGTGAAATGTCGCACCCGGACACACAGGCGCGGATCGATGAATATCTCTCACGAATCTGGCATCGAGCCGATGGGCGCCCCTTTGCTGTTCGTGCATCCTGTATAGACAGCGGTGGCCACCACACCGATGCCGTCTATAATTTCGCCAAGAACCGTCTGGGTCAACGGGTGTGGGCGATTAAGGGCGAGAGCGCCCGCACTGGCTTCACCAATCCCGTTTGGCCCATCAAGCGTCCAACGTCGCGAACAAAAAAGTCGTATCGGCCGACCATCATCGGCGTCAATGCCGGCAAGGACTTCATCTCTCACTCGCTGGCCAAATCGAAGCCCGGCCCCGGCTACATGCACTTCAACGTGCAGACTGATATTGTGCGGTTCTCCCAACTCACCGCGGAAGAAAAGGTTTGGGAGGGACATGGATCGCAGCGCCGCCGCAAATGGGTTCCAAAGGCTGGCCGGGCCAACGAAGCGCTCGATTGCCGCGTCTATGCTTATGCCGCGCTCCATGGCCTGATGCATGTGTTCAACTTGAAGCTCAACCGCCTTGCTGACGAGGTTGGCGCCTCCGAAACCTTCATTTCTCGCAGCTCTGAAATCCCACAAGAACCTGCCGCGCGCGCGGCCTCCCCGCAACTGAGTGCGGGGGTGCCTCCAGAGCAAACCATCACGATCGGCACACCGCCCACACCGCCCAAACGCCAATCGCTTGGATCCCGGCTCGCCCGAAGGAATTAGCATGTCGAATCCATTTTCCGGCATGAGCCAAAGCCAATTGCTGACCGCGCGGACCGCGTATCAGAACGCTTTGATCGAACTCACCAGTGGCAAGGCCATTGCTTCGGTCAGCTATACGCAGGGGGACGGCTCTAAGTCCGTCTCCCGCCGTGTGACCAATGTCGCGGAAATCAACGCCATGCTGGCTCAGATCAATGCGTTGCTGACGGGGCGACCCGCCCGCCGCTTCATGGGCGTGCGCTATCGATGAACAGCCCGGTAAAAATCCTCGGCCCTGATGGCATGCCTCTGGCGCCAAGCCGAAAACAGCCTGCCATGGCTTTGTCGGGCGGCAACAACGTGCCGTATGATGCGGCCGATCGCAGCGGCGCGCATACCGCCGAATGGCAACCCTATCTCTGGTCGCCCGATGGCGAGCTTAACCCGTGGCGCGACACCATCGTGGCGCGCATGCGTGATCTGGTCCGCAATGATGGCTGGGCCTCTGGCACTGTCACACGCATTCTCGACAATGCTGTCGGGGCCAATTTCCGGCCAATCGCCAAGCCTGACTATCGCGCTCTGGCTTTGCAAACCGAGATCAAGGGCTTCGATGAGCAATGGGCCTACGAATATTCAAAGGCGTTGGACGCCAGCTATCGTGGCTGGGCGACCAGTCGGGGCAAATGGTGTGACGTCCAACGTCGGATGACTGCCTCTCAAATGTATCGGCTGGGCTTTCGTCACAAGCTGATCGATGGCGATGCCTTGGCGATGCTACAATGGCGTCCAGAGCGCTGCGGGAGAGGCCGCGCGCGTTATGCCACTGCGGTGCAAATGATCGACCCTGATCGCTTGTCTAACCCACAATATTTGTTCGATCAGCAAACGCTACGCGGTGGATGTGAGGTCGACGATGACGGCGTGACCGTCGCCTATCATATTCGCCGCGCGCATCAGGGCGATTGGTTTTCTGCCGCGCAGAGCCTGCATTGGGATCGCATCGAGCGTGAAACCGAGTGGGGCCGGCCGGTCATCGTGCATGACTTTGATGTCGAGCGATCCAATCAACATCGCGGCGGCGTCGGCATCCTCGGCCCAGTGATGAACCGCCTGAAAATGCTGTTCCGTTATGACGTGGCCGAACTCGACTCTGCCATTCTTAACGCGGTGTTTGGCGCATGGCTCGAAAGCCCGTTCGACCAAGAGTTTGCCGAGGAAGCCTTCAATGGCGGGAGCAACGTTGGCGCCTATCAAGATGCGCGCTTGGATTATCACAGCGAGGCCAAGATCAAGGTTCCCGGCACTGGCGCGGGGATGGCCAAGCTCTTCCCTGGCGAAAAGATCAACTTTGCCGATCCCAAGCGACCATCGGCCAATTTTGCCAATTTCGAAAAGGCCGTGCTGCGCAATGTGGCATCGGCCGCCGGCATGAGCGCCCAACAGGTCAGCAATGACTGGTCGGATGTGAATTATAGTTCCGCACGCGGCGCGATGCTCGAATTCTGGAAAACCATGACGCGTCGGCGTGATGATTTCGCGGTGGGCTTTTGCCAGCCCATCTTCAGCAGCTTCGTAGAAGAGGCGCACGATATCGATGATCTGCCTATGCCATCGGGCGCGCCAGACTTTTTGGAATATCCAGAAGCCTATGCGCGGGCCAAATGGATCGGCCCAGGCCGTGGATGGATCGACCCGGTCAACGAAGTGAAGGGCGCCATTCTCGGCATGGATGCCGCACTCATGGATTACGACGAGCTTTGCGCCGAACAGGGGATCGATGGCGACGACATGATCCTCTCGCGCAAAAACGCCATCCGCCGCTTCAAAGAAGCTGGCCTGGAGCCGCCCAGCTGGGCGGGCATGGGCCTTAATCAGGAATCGGCCCAGAAAACCATTCAAGACCCGGAGGTGCAGTGATGCATTTCGCCCATCTGGCCTCGCGACTGTTCAACACCGCGCTTGCCATCCATCCGCGCAAAGCCGAAATTGTCATAGCTTCGCTGGCGGACCGCCTTGGCATCACATCGATCGCGCGCGCAGATGGCATGGCCATCAAGCCGCAGGCATGGTTCGACGACGACGATGATTTTTATCGCGCCCGCGAAACCCGCGTCGATCCGGGTTACGATGTGCTCAATGGCGTTGCGATGCTGCAAATCAGCGGAACTCTGGTCCATAAGCTGGGCAGCCTGCGGCCCTATAGCGGGATGACGGGCTATGACGGCATTCGTCAGGCCTATCTCACCGCGCAAGATGATCCCGACGTCAAAGCCATCGCCTGCGTTTATGACAGCGGCGGCGGCGAAGTTTCGGGATGCGCCGATCTGTTCGAAACGATGCTGGCGATGCGCGGCAACAAGCCGGTTCACGCCATTCTGTCCGAAAACGCCTATTCGGCCGCCTATTGGTTGGCCTCCACTGCGGACACGATCACCGTTCCGCGCACCGGCGGCACTGGCTCGATCGGTGTGATCTGCATGCATGTGGATTGGTCCGAAGCCATTGCCAAAGCAGGTCTAAAGGTCACCTTCATCACGCCTGACTGGGCCGAACGCAAAACGGACGGCCATTCCGAAATCCCGCTCAGCGCCGAGGCTTTGGCCGCATACCAAGCCGATATTGCCACGATGGGCGATATTTTCGCCGATAGCGTGGCGCGCGCGCGCGATCTCACAACCGACAAGGTGAAAGCCCTCAAGGCTGGAACTTTCATGGGCGCTAACGGCGTCACCGAAGGCTTGGCCGATGCGGTGATGGCGCCCGAGCAGGCGTTTGAAGCCCTGCTTGCCAAATACGCCTGACCACCAGAAACGGAGACACCCGATGTCGAAGAAAACCCTGGCAACGGGAACGTCCCCGTTTGCCAATCTCATGGCCGGATTTCGCGGCAAACGTGCCGAAGATGAACGTCCCGAAGACGAAGAGGCGCGCAAGGCTCGCCGCGCCGAGGA